TTTAGACATTATTTACGTTTTGATTTCCCCCAGGATTAGCAGCTGGATTGGCTGCTGGATTTTGTAAATTTTTATTTTTTTCAAGCTGTTCTTTCTGTTGCAAAAGTTGCTTGTTTATTAGCTCCATCCTTTTTTTATATTCAGAATCATCAATTGCTTTTTTCTTTAAAAGCATATTTAACTCATTTGCTTGTTTTTGAAGTTTTTGAGTATCAAGATTCATTTGTTGAACTTTTTGATTTATTAAAGGATCATTCTCTAACTGTTCAAATATTTGTTTTAATGTTTTCATAATAATCTACCTTTAATAGTATATTTACAAAAGATCTCCGTAGAAATCATCCTCTTGAACTTCTGTTTTTTTAGGTTTTTCATCGTCAAAAATATCTTCTTCTGGCTCTGACTCTGGCTCTGGCTCTGGTATTTTTATAAAATCAACAAATTCTGCGCCTTCTTCAAAGTTTTTTTCTACTTGTGGTATAACCTCTTGAACTTCTGGTTCTATTTCAGTAGGCTTATTGAAATCAAACTCTTCCTCCGAGAAAGAAACTTTATTATCGGAATATACAGGCTCTATTATTTTAGGCTTACTTTTAGAAAGCAACAACTCACTAGATGATAAGAAAAATTTATTACCTATCTTATCACTACATAAATATTTTCCGCCCCTATATTCTAAAACTACCACTTTTCTCCCATCTTTTGTAAAATAGGATTTCAACAACTCAATCATATCATAACTCCAAAACCATTTGCCTCAAAATTCCATTATCTCTAAAATCATCAAAATTCTCTTTATGTTCTGTCCTGTATCCACAATCATTGCACCAAATAGGTCCAAAATTTTCCTTGACTTCATCAATTTTACTTGAACCACATTTAGGACAAACTGGCCCCTTTTCTAACTTAAACATACTTATCAATATATCACTCCATATAAAATATTTCCTGATTCTAAATAACCGCCAAGACTTTGCACTTCTTCAATTTTATCCATAAGAAATGGAACATTCATGAAATCTACTAAAGGAAAATCATCAAGTTCAAGATTTACAATAACAGGTTCCATTTTCTCTTCTTCAGACCTTAAATAAATCTCGTCTTCATCTACCGCCCAACATACTCCATAATTTATTTTTTGTTCATCTACAAAAATTCGTATAGTCCCTTCAGACCAATATAAATTTTGCCCCATTTCAGCAGGAGAAACAGCTATAAGTCCATTATTTCTATTAATATTTGGCCAAACTCTTTTTATCGGAATATTATTTTTAATACAATATTCTAACTCTGAATCAAGAAGTTCTGCTCTTGTAAGTTGTAGTAGTTTTATAGCTTTAAGAGTAGTTATATTTTTAAGTTTGTTATTTTTCAAAAACTCTATAATAGGCATTATAGTTTCCAATGAAGCCCAAGAATAACCACTCCAATGATAGTACGCATTAGCTAAATCTTTTCCACCACTATTAATCACGACAACTAATCTTTGACCCATTTAATCTTCTCTCCTTTTTATAGGCATTACAAAACTTTTTATTTTTGACGCATCTTTTATAAACCTATTAGTTCCAAACATTATTTGATTTTCTTTATTTCTATATAAACTAAACAAAGCAATACTATTTGTGCTTATTTTATCAGATAAAAACTGCCAGAAACTTGCAAAAACAGGTATGCTCGTAGCCATACCAGTAGTATCCTCTATGGTTATAAAAGCCATTTCATTTCCGTTTCTATCTGTATGAAGTCTTAAACTTTCTATAAATACAGGAACTTTCCAGGTAACATCTTTCATGTCTATATCATCAAAAGAAAGTTTCATCACACATCGTCTTTCTCCTTCTCTGAAAACTTCCATTTCCTTTTTACTAAAAGGAGAAATAAAATAGTTAAACCCCAAACTTTCAACTTCCAAACCCTTTAAATAATCAGTAGTTACCGGAACAAAATCATTTTTTTTCCAAACATTTTTATATGTATTCCAAGTAGATACTAAATCTTCTATTTTTTTATTTTCGTTTAATATATCAACTAAATCTTTTCCACTTTCTATTAAAGTTCTTAAATCATCAGTCTTTTTTATAGATTTTTTATTATCCCAAAAATCAGCAAAAGCACTATTCATTTGTCTTCTATTAAGTTCTGGTTCAAGTTCATCAAAACATCCAAACTTAACTAATGTTGATATACTTCTTTTATTTATTTTAGATTCTGATAAATTTTTAACTATAAAATCAATAAAACTATTATAAGGTCTATTCTTTATTATTATATCAGCACTATCTCCAATCTGCTTAAGATTATGTAATCCAATAAAAATAGAATTCCCATCTGCATAAGTTTTTGCTTTAGCCTGATTTAAATCAGGAGGCATTATATCATAGCCAGCATTTCTTACGGTTCTCAATAACTGTGGAACGCTATCTCTATTTTTATCCATAGCATACTCTATTATAGAAGAATAGAAATACTTTTGAAAATAAAAAGACATATACATAGTCATTAACGCAACATAGGAATATGCAACAGCATGGCTGCGGTTAAAGCTATACGAAGACATAGCAAGCATATCATCAGCTATTTGTTTTGACTGGGAAATAGACAATCCGTTTTCTTTTGCGCCAGCCTCAAACTTTTTAATAACTTCATTCCATCTATCAATATCCTCTTGCTTCTTATCCGCTTTTCCTAACTTTTTCATTAATCCACGAACATAATTAGTTTCTTCAAGAGTAAATCCGCCAATCTTATTAAAAACGCTCATGGCTTGCTCTTGAAATATAACAGTTCCATGCGTGCTTTTAAGAATGTCATTTATTTTATTTGCATAAAAAGCCGTATCAGTTCTTTTATTGTCTAAATACTGTGGTAAAAAATCTATTGTCCCAGGTCTTGCAAAAGCATTTATAGCAACCATATCTTCAAAATTTTCTGGCTTTACTTGACGGGTAACATTTCTTGCTGTTCCACCAGAAAATTGAAAAATCCCTACTGGTTCTTTTTCAAGAACTGTATAAAGACTATCATCTTCTGTATTTATAGAGTAAAGGAAATCTTTCAATTCGTTTTTAGTTACTTTTTTTAAAACCTTTATCACACTATATCCGCCACTTTTTTCCTAGTTTTTCTAGGCTTTTTATTTTTTTCAGCTTCCTCTTGCTGTCTTGCTAAATCTTCTTTCATTTCATTATAGAAATAAGCAATCTCTGGATTATACATGTACCCAGAAAATACTTTCATCCATTCAGAAGTTTCATCATCATATGACATCATAGGAGCAATACTATTTCTTCTATTTTCTTTTCTTCTTATCTCTCGTATCCTAAACGAAGAATTAGCCCAAATAAACGACATTAAATCTTTTGAAGGATCTACTTTTTTAGCCTGTATCTTCTTCCATAAATTCTCTAAACATTCTTGGCTCATGTCATTTCTAATTTCTTCATCATAAACACCGAAAGAACGTATTAAGACAAAATCAGTTATTTTCTTCGCCTGATTAAAAAAGTATTCATAGTTTCCTTCTTTGAAACTTTTCTGTAATAATGATTTATCTATATCCATACTTATTCCTTATCGGTTTTAGAAATATTTCTAAAACTTTCTCTAAATCCACCAGAATTTTTAGGTTCATTATCATACACTCCCATCAAGTAAGCTAAAAGTTGATATACTTTCATGACTTTCCCAACCCCAACAGAAATAGTTCCAACATTAGGAGCATCTCTTTTACATTCCAACTCTATTTCATTGAGATGATTTTCGGTTTCTTTTATAAGAGTATTCATATACTCTGTCACTTGTTCGTTAGAAAACATTTTTTATTCCTTTTTTAAAATTATAACAATATTTTAGTTTTTTGTCAAACTAAATAACAACCTCTTTTCCGAATAAATAGCTCTTCGGAACTACTTTTTGTATTCCATCTTCTTCAATGAGATAAATATCTTCGTCTATTAGGTTTATTGTTTCTTTTATATTATCTAAAACAGATATGCCAAGTAAGTCAAGTTTAATAACTCCCACTGCATCAAGCGTAGCAGTTTGACCACTTTCTGGATAAGCCGTGACTAAACCATCACCAGCTCTTTCTACGGGGATATAGTTATAAACAGGCTTCGGCAAAACCACTACTCCACCAGCGTGTTTTCCCATTTGCCTTGGTTTGTTAAAAAATTTAGGAGTTAAGTCTAATATCTTTTTATATTTTGCATAAAACTCATACATCTGTCTATTTGACACTCTAAAACTTTCTATATTCTCTTCAAAATTTAAATCATCGTTCAGGGCGGAAGTAAACTCGTTACTCTCTTTAAATGGCGCTCCATAATACTTGAGTAAATCTTTTATAGAAGACTTAAGCCCAAGCATAGAGAGAGTGCCTACTGGGAAGACACAATCTTCCCCATATTTGTCTTTTAGGTAAGCTATAATACTATCACGCCCTGAACCCTCAAAATCGCTATCAACGTCTATTCCACCAGAATCGCCTTCTTTTATCTGAACGAGCTGTAATTTTTTAGACAAATCATAATCTTTATTTATTCCAAGAATATAAGGAAGAACATATCTATTCAATGGTTTTCTTTTTTTCATTTCTTCAAATAAATCAATACCATCTAAATAGTAATATTCTGCTTTCTCTATTTCTTTTTTAAACCTAGAAATAAATTCAGTAGAAAATTTCTCTTTCTTATATTTCTCTTTAAATTCATTTATGCAATGTTTTTTAAATTCTTCATAGTTCATAACTTATTATACCAAATTTCTAGTTTTTTGTCAAGGAAATAACTTCTGTATAAAAATAATCCCCCATTTCTGGGGGAAAATGATGTTGAAATATGGACTATTTATCCATAGCTTTACGAATTTCTCTTTTCATTTTTTCTGCTTTAACTAAATATTCACCTGTTTTAGCATCTATTTCTTTCTTTAAAATTTCTTTGATTTTTTCAGACATGGCAGAAACCTTTTCATCCATGTTCTCTTCAGTCACATCTTCTTCAATTTCAAAACCTACAGATATATCAACAGATTCATACTGCCTGGGAAAAAATTTAAATGCTGTCCCATTTTTTAGTTTTACTTTCATTTAAAAATACCATCCTCTTCTGTGTTTAAACATAGGGAAAACTCTATCTAAACCCCTCAAATACTCATTTACAGTAGCCCCAGACAAAGCTTCATTAATCTCTTCTTCTGTCAGCTCTCGCTTTTCAGTTTTACCATCTTTATAAGTAATTTCATATCCAGTTTTTTTAGGTTTATTAAAACCGTCTCTTTGAAGTTCAAGCTCACGAAGTTCTTGCTTTTTTCTTTTGATTTCAATATCAAGAGCTCTTCTGTCTTCTTCCTCTTTCCTGATTTTTCCCAAAGCTTCTTTCTTTTTATCAATTTCAGCTTGAACTTTATCAACTACTATGCTATAAATAGTATCACTGCTTACAAATTTCATAAACTCCTCAGCTTGACCAAAATTAATATCTATGCCTTCTCCTGGAAAATAAGATGCCTCATATCCAGATATTGTAATAACATTGCTTTCAAAAAGTTTTACATAATCTTTAAAAAGATTTTCATGCTCCGCCTTGATTTTTATTTTCATATATTTCTCCTTATCTTTTTTACTATATTATAAATTATTTTTAGTTTTTTGTCAACTATTTTTGGTCGTAATAATCAAAAACTTCTTTTAACTGCTCTTCGTTTTTTATTCTACTATCACCATCTTCATCATAATATATATCTATATAAAAGGTTTTAGGTGTAAAAGGAAAGGATTTTATGTATTGACTACTATATATTTTGCCTTCACTGTATTCAGCAGACCCAGTAAAACAAGTGTCGTCCTCTCCTCTAAAAACAACAGCATCTATGTAATAGGCTTTATTCCCTTTTTTAAATACGGAAGTCAGCCTATTGTTTTGAAAAGTATTTCCTTCTTCCATTATCTCGGAAACATCCTCCCACTCTTCTTTTTCATCAGTAAGAGGAGATAATGGTTTCTGAAGACATAAGTCCTTAATGGCTCCTGCTACTGCTTGAGCATAATAAGGAGCTGATCCTCCACTTTGACCACTATCCATAAATTTATTAAATATTGCTAATATTTCTTTTTTAAAAGGAGTAACTAAAAATTCATCCCCTGTCTTTTTTTCTATTTTACTTAAAATATCAAATTCTCTTTCAGCATAAGTCATAAAAATCTTCCTTCTCTATGCTATATAAGAGCTATAGTTCTTTAAAATATGAATATCCAACATTGGGAGCTCTACTATCTGACAAAAACCTTTCAAATATCAAATCATGTTTTATAGGGTCTAATGTAGTAATACCCAAGCAGAACAAAGCCAAAGAACCTCCCGCCGATCCTCTGGCTGGTCCCCTCATAATGTCTTCTTTTTTGCAAAACTCAAAAATATCATATAATATCATAGCATACGAACCAAAGCCTTTTCTTTTCAAAACTTCAAGTTCTCTCTCTAGTCTCTTTCTATAAATCTCTGGACATTCCTCATATGTTGAAACAGAAAAATAATCGCATAATCCTTTTTTAGAAAGTTTCTCCATTTCCTCTTCATCATCGTCATAAACTTCTGGCAAAATCATCCTATCTCGCTCTGGAATAGAATAATTACATTTATCTACTATGTATTGAGTATTATTACACCAGGTTTCTATTTCTTCATCTGTATATCCATATTTCCAGTTTTTGCTAAAAAACTTATAATCTTCTATATCGTGATAAAATAATGTCTGGCCTTCTAGTTGAAAAGCCCCTGTGTCATTTACGGTTTTTTTAGATTGTAAAGCCAAGGCTATATTTTGAACGATATAGTCTTCTTTATCAAGATAATGGACGTCCCCAGTTATTATAATAGGAACTCCCCTTTCATTAGCCCAATCCTTAATAAATTTATTAACTGTTTTTTGACCTTCTGCTAATCCTTCTGTATTTCCAATAAGTTCATTTAGTTGAAGTTCAGCATACATGTTATCGCCAAACTCTTCTAAAAATCTATCTAATAATTTTTTAGATTCTTCCGCTTTACCTTCTTTTAATAAGTTAGCAAATGGAGAACCTAAACAAGCAGTCCCTACAATAAGCCCTTCTTTATATTTAAAGACTTCTTCAAAAGAAGAGTGATTATTGTAATAAAAATGCCTTCCATCAGCCATAGAAACATAATGAAGTTCCATAAGATTTCTATACCCTATCTCATTTTTAGCTAATAAAACAAGGTGATTGTTCTGCGGTCGTATCCTTTTCTTTTTTGCATCGTATGCTTCTAATGTATTTTCAGGGCATACGTATTGTTCCAAACCAAACACAGGTTTTACCCCATGCTTTTTACAAGCAACTTGATGCTCGTACCATCCTGTAAGTTTTCCGTGGTCTGTAATAGCAACAGAGGTATGTCCCAGTTCAGAAGCACGTTTAGCGTAATCTTCTGAAGAAGCAATACCATCAAGTCTAGACCCTAGATTAGTGTGTAAATGTAAATGATTAAAACTCATTTATTCTCCTTATAATAATTTATCAATAGATACAATATCAAGAATTTCTATTCTCTCTATTGTGTGAGGTTCTCCCATATCATCGCCCGAAATTGAAAAAAGTTCCGAAAATTCTATTAAATCATCAAATGTTATAAATTCATTTTTAAAGCCATTATGAAATTCTTCATTGCCACTTTCAAATTCTTTCCAATCATCACAAAGTTTTTCATAAAAATCTTCAAAGTTATGTCCCCACCTATTTTTTTTGTCTTCTTCTTTTAAAGCTTTTAACATTTTTCTGACTAAAGTTTCTTCTTTATCATTTATTAAAACTAAACTAGTCCTATAATCAGCATCATTTACATCATAAACCACTAAACAATATTTCATAATAATCCTTTTTGTTTATAGTATAGTTGAAGTTTAGATTTTTGTCAAGATACTTTTGAGGAATAATAGCATGAAAAGTTTTAAAGAATATATTACTGAAATAGAATACGAAAAAAGTTCTGGAGGTATTCTTGTGCCAAAAGGAACAATAGAAACTGACAATAAAAAAGAAAAACCTCAAAAAGAAAAACCTCAAAAAAAAAGAGCATATTCTAAAGAAGTAAATATAAAAGACACAATAGGAACTTTTTCAAAATCTTTTGACTCCTCTATTAATTATCTAGAGACAAGAGAATTTTCAGAAGAAGCAAAAGACTTGAAAGAATATTTTGAATCAAATGACATATTCTTTGATAAAAATAGTGGCCTAGCTAATACTTTAAGCATTGTAGATTCCAGAGACGAAACCGGAAAAGATATAAAAACCATAAAAAGCAAAACAACGAAAGGAAATCTCATTAGATTTTTAGAAAAGTTTAAAGAACTAAAATACGCAGAAATTTTACAGCACCTTTTTTCAGTTTTAAGAAGCTCTAAAGTAACAAATGATGAAGTTATGAATGTTTTATCAAATTATTTACCAAGTAGAATAATGGATTCTGATGACGTTGAAAATATTTTAATTCATAATCAAAAAATGTTTTCCCAAGAAGCAGCATGGAATTCCTCTACTGGTGTTCACTCTATGGGTTCAAACTTTTATAAAAACGTTAATAAAGTAAGTGAATTAGGTTATATTGTTTTCAATTTTACTAGCACAAAATCAAAGGAAGCTAAACAAAAAAGTTATGCTCAAGAGTTGCATGGAACAACCAATATTTCATCACTTAATTTTTCTGACTGGATGCAAACATCTAAAGCTATTGATGCAGAAAGAAAAAGAAGAACTGACACAGAAAAAGAAGAAAATTTAAAATCAGATAATGATGAAGATGATGAACAGGCAGAAAAAGAAGAAAATTTAAAATCAGATAATGATGAAATGTCTGCTAAAGTATCTACAGAAGAACCTAAAAAAGATCCAGATAAAATAAATAAAAAATATGAAGATATTTTACAACAAAAAACATATTCTGGAGATAAAATAGAATCTATTGAAGAATTAGATATGGATCTAAAAAAGTTAAAGGAAACTTTTGAAAAAATAAAAACAGACGAAGTTGATAACAAATTTGAAAAAATAAAAGATGAATTTATAAATAACATTAGTCAAAACACTGGGGAAGATTATAAAGAACTAAAGAAACAACTTAAAACTGTTAAACTTCATGGAGGAGTTTTAGGTTCTGCAACGATGAAATTAGCTACTGACAATGCTGTAAAAAACAGAACAGAGAAAGCTAAAATTGAAATAGCTGAAAGTATGATTAATGAAATTTCTATACCCAGGAACGTAGACAAATTAACTCATAAATCAAGAAGAAAAGAAAAATCAGAATCTAAAATAATGTCTACAAGTGTTTCTAAAATAATAAGAAAACAGGAAAAAATAATAAGAGAAAATGAAAAATCTGTAAAAGACAGGATAGAAAAATTAACCATTGAATATAGCAGAAGGTTTGACTCATATTATAATAAAGCAGAAAAGAAAGTAAAAAATCTGGCAAGTTTTAAAAAAACAATTAAAAACGCTTTAAGCCAACAAATAATAGATATAGGATATTCAATTAATATGGCTAGGTCTACTGTTTCTTCATATGCTGGAAGAGTTGAACATATTTTAAAAGAATATAGAAACTCTTTATTAGCTATAAATGAAAAGATTAAAATGGAAACTGAAAAATTAGAGAATGAAAAAGAAACTTACAACTATAAAGTAAAAGAAAAAAAATTCTCCGAAAGATTATCACCTAGACTTGCTGATATTCAAGAACTTTTAAAAAAAGAAAAAGAAAGGAAAGAAGAAACTAAAGAGCTCGTAAATGAACTTAAAGGATTAGAAAATAAAATCTATTTAGTAAAAATGGATAATGAAATAGATGAAAAAGAAAAACAAAAACGAATAGACGCTGCAATTTCTAAAAAGAAAGAAAAAGAAGAAGAATTAAAAGCAGTAAAAAAAGAAAGAGAAGAAATATCCGCTGAATTGCAAAGAAGAGAAAAAGAGGAATATTCAGAGAAAAAAGAGAAAGAGCAAGAAAAAAACAAAGCTATTGATAGCTATCTTTCAAGAGATAGTAAATCTGGCGAAGGTGAAGCTCCTGGAACAATAGATAAAATAAAAACTTTTTCCTCTGAAACTAAAGATGCTGTAAAAAATACTATAGATAGAGTTCAACTAAAGAAAAAATTTGATGAAGTTAAAAAAGAATTTTCTCAAAAGAAAACTATATCTGCTAATATTAAAGATAGAATGACTAACTTCATAAAAAAGCTTGCAGAAAAACCCAGTACTGTAGAAACTGCTAAAATAATGTTAGATAGAAACAGGCCAAAAACTCAACAGACAACTCAACCAGCTAAAAAGCCAGAAAGCAAAGCAGTAAATGAAAGTGTTTCTTATTTAACAGAAGATGAATTATCTTCTAATATAGCAAACAAAACAGCAGAACTTTTTAAGCCTCATAAATTAGCTAATGATAAAATATTCATAAACTTGAGAAAAGCTGTTAATGCAGGGGATAAAGATGCATTCGTAAAACCACTTGTGGAAATAAAAAATACTCTTCTTTCTGGAAATGCTCCATCTATAACTATTTTAACTTATGCAGATGGAATGATTAACTTCATGAATACTGTCATAACTAAAATAGATGATTTAGATGATAAAATGACAGATGAAGAATATAAAGATGTTATTTCAGCAGTGAATGCTTTGAATAGTTTTATTGAAACAGGATTAACTAATCTTCAAAATCAGTTAGAGAAATCTTTTTCTACGCAACCGCAACAAGAGCAACCAGAAAATATACCAGCAAATGCAAAAGCTGCTCTAACAACTGAAACTGGAGAAGAAGAAGAAGAAAAACCAAAAGAGGACAACGAAGAGGAAAGTGAAGAAGAAAATGAAGAACCTAAAAATCTTCTAGCATTAGCAAAGAAAAAATTTAGGTCCAATAAATAACTACTCTTCTAATTTAGTAAATCCATTCCCGTCTGTCTTAACTTTTATAGACAGCGGGAATTTTTCTTTATACTCCTCTTTGTGAGAAACTACAAATATAGCACTTTCTTCCGCTATATTATTAAGTATATTAACTACTGAATCTACTCCATCATCGTCCAAATTTTTGTCAAGTATTTCATCAAATACTAATAAGTTTGTTCCAGAACCAAACAATGCCCTAACCATCATATAAAGAGAAAAGACTACTGCTAACTCTGCTCTCGTCTTCTGTCCAGAAGATAGTTCATTAAATTCTGTTTCCATATCCTTAAATATGATAGTTTCATTAAGGTTCTTATCAAACGTTATTATTATATCATCTTTAAAGAAAAACGGCAAATACATATTTATTTTTTCATTAAATATATCAATAGAATTTTCAATGAAATATTTTTTAAATCCACCTTCTCCGTTAGAAAAAGCACTTTCCAATGCTTGATAATATATTATAGAATTTTCATTTTCTTCTATTTGTTTTGAAACTTCCTGTATATTTTCTTTCTTTTCTCTTATAGTATCAGCTAAATCTTTAACATACTTCATGTCAATAGGAGAATTGTATTGTTCTTCTAATAGTTCTTTCTTACTTTTTAAAGAAAATAGTTTAGATTTACACTCATTTATATCTTCAGATAATCTATCAAGTTGATCAATAGAATACTTACAGTCAACTTCTGGAAGGCTATCTAACTCATTTGTTATACCTAAAGTTTTTTCTTCTATGTTTTCTATTTCAGAAGATAATGTATTTAATCTCAAAATATTATTTTCTAAATCAGATTTTATTTGAGATATATTCCTGGATAAATTCATCAAGAAATCTCTTGAATAAGAAGGCTTCTTTATTTCTGGAATACCATTCTCTATTCTATTTATTTTTTCTTGACAAGCAAATACTTTCTCGTCTATTGAAAATATTTCTTTCTCCAGTAAATTAAGTTTCTCTTTTTCTTTTTCTCTTAATGACTCATGTTTTTGTACAATAGATAAAAATACATCCTTATGAATACTACTTCCACATTCAGGGCATACGTCTTCTTTTCCTAATGTTTCTTGTATTTTACTTTCTATAGACAATAATGAGTTTTTAATATCATCTATCGCTTTAGATATTTTACTTCTTTCTTTTTGTAAAGATGAATAAGAAGCTTTCTCTATAGTAAGCATATTCTCAAGTTTAGCCACTAATTCTCTTGTCTTTTCGTATTTGTCAATGAGTTTTATCTCTTCGTCAATGTCTATTTTTTCTTTTTCTAAAATATCATCTGTCAAAGAAGCAATAATCTTTTTTAATCTTCTTGCATCATCTTTTTTATTCTCTACTCCTGGAAGTTCATTAAGCTTTTCCATAAGAAATTCTCTACGTTGTAAAACTTTTTCATTGGCAGAATATTTCTTTTTTTCTTTATTTATATCTACTTTTTCTAAATCTTTAAGTTCAGTTTCTTTGCTTAAAATATCCTTTTCTATATTTCTTATAGAAATTTCAAGTTCTTTCTTTTTAGCATCAAAAGAAGCCCTATATTTTTTTAATGTTTCTAGCATAGACACAGAAGAACCATTCAATGTTGATAACTCATTTTGTAATACAGAATTACTTGACTGAAGATTTTTTATTTTTATTTTAGTTGCTGTGGAATATAAACTTATTTCTTTCAAAGAAAATAAGCTATCAAATATAGCAAGCCTAGAAGAATTTGTTTCTCTTAAAAATTGTTTGTAAGTTTCACTAGATAAAATAACAGATGAAACTAAAGCCCTGTAATCTATACCTATTATTTCTATTATTTTTTCTTGAACTTCTCTCGCCCCTTTAGGGGTTATGTTTTCTTTATTCTTAAATAGATAAATGTTATTGCCATGAGTAGAATGTTTTCTATACCTTGTGATAACATATTCATCGTTATCGGATTCAAAACAAACTTCAACTTTACAATTCTTTTTAGTAAATTTATTTACTACATTATCTGCTTTTAAATCAGTATTTCCATATACACACCAAACCAAAGCATCAAAGAATGAAGTTTTACCTGTTCCATTCTTTCCTACTAGCAATTTAACGCCAGAAAAATCTAAACTCATTTCTACGGTTTCTTCGCCAAAGGATTTAAAATTTTCTATTTTTATCCATTTAAAGTTCATTTTCTATTCCTTCTAATAATTCAAGCAATGTATCGTTGTTTAATTTTTCTTTTCCGTAGAAAAAATCCTTTTCTTTTATAAAAGTTTGCAACATTTCCCTTATTGGTTTATTTATTTCAATTTTTGTTAAACCATCTTCTACTAACTCTTGTTTTGGCGCTCTAAATGTAGGGACTATATCAATAGCACCAATTTTATAAAGGGAGTTTCTAACTTTTGTAAAGTTTTCTATTTTTTTATCAATAAGAATTTTTACAAATGAGTTTTTAACATCTTCCTCTTCAACGCCATCGTTAACTAACGTATCATAATCAATTTCATAATATCTAGGAGCACCTTCATATTTTACAAAAGTCTCCTCTCCAGTAGATGGCTCAAAAACTACAAAACCTTTATTAATATCTCCAGATTCTCCAAAACTTAATTGATAAGGAGAGCCTACATACTGGATGTTATATTTTTCTTGTCTTTTATGGTAATGCCCTGTAAATACTTTTTTATAGTTTGAGAAAAATTCTGGATGAAAAGCATTTTTATCCTTTATTTCCATATCATTGTCAAACACAAATTCTGTAATAGGAAGATGAGTAAATAAGTAGTCAGCATTTACTGTAGGAACTTCCATTTCATCTGTAGTATAAGGACACATATTAATTTTAACACCATCAAAATCAAACTCTTGCTCTGTCTTTATTACTGTTCCAAACGGAGAAAAAGTTTCTACAAGAGAATCCTTATCCATAGTATAAATATCATGGTTTCCAAGTATAAAATACATAATAAAACCATACTCTTTAAGTTCTTGGAGCTTTTTAAATATAGGGATAAATGTTTCACTTCGTATCTTATTTGCTTTATCTAAAAAATCTCCTAAAAATACTATAGTAATTATTTTATTTTTCTTTGCGTAGTTGGCAAGATAATCAATGTAATCAGTTAAGATATTTACATAGATACCATCCTTTCCGTGGAGGTCTCCAGTAAGTATTAGTTTCATAAAAACTCCTTTGGTATAGTATATAAAATTTTTACTTTTTTGTAAAGTAATCCAAGGGGTAGTAAAGATAAGAAAGACAGGAGATAATAATATGGCAATTTCATTAACAATGAGCTCTTTTTCAAAGTTTGAAGCAATGAGAAAAAATAAATACGCAGTTCAATTTGAACTTATTCCAGGAGTTGGAGGAACTAAAGACAGTCTTACTATAGCCTGCCATACAGCAACTTCACCACAAATGACTATAGCAGAAACTGACATCCATAGAATAAATGACAGGGCGTATTTGCCTACTAAAGCAGAATTTCAAACTATTGAAATTGGTTTTTATGAGTTTATTCAGGATGATGAAGCTTCTTCTGAAAATAGCGCAGGGGAAGTGCTATGGTCTTGGCAAAAAGAAATTTATAATCCAGCAACCGGCCAAATGAAGCCTAAAAAAACTATTTCTTCTAATATGCTTATAATACAGTTTGATGGAAACGGAGAAGTAGTAAGAACATGGAATTTGTATGGAGCATGGCCCACTACTGTTAAGTTTGATGATTTTGATGCAGCATCAGCTGACGTTCAATCTGTAACAGCTACATTTAGATATGACTGGGCAGAACAAAGAAATTTCCCAGAAACAACTAGAGAAACTGGAACCGCTTAATAAAAAAGAAGGACTTTTTAGTCCTTCTTTTTTTTAGTAATCTCAATCCATATTTTTAACGGTATATAAAATATAGAAGCTAGTATTAGCTTTATAACTATTAAAACTAAAACAGGTAGCCAAAATACTACATATAATATATCTACAAATAAATCTTCAAATACCATTTCAGAAAAATTCTTTTGCCTCCCTAAAACAAAAGCCATTTTATAATAAAGTAAAGCCCCTAAAAAATAGGAGCCACCCAAAAACCACCAAATATTGTTTATAATAAATTCTTTCAAGTTAATTTTTTCCCTTTTCTAGTATTAAAATACAAAATTTGTAACAAATCGTTTCTTATGTTAGCTTCAAACCTATTATTATATAAGTCATAGCCTAAAGTAAAAAAATCTAAATATTTATGCTGTTGAAAAATAACCTCTTTAGGGAAACTGCCTTTAAAAGCTCTAGAAAATCTCATATCTGTAGAAAGCATGTTGGTAAATTTCTTACATACAGCTCCAGAAACATCAGGATTAATATTTTCTAAAACCATATCTGGAAACTTTACTCTTGGTTTAATATAGTATGTTCCTACCCCTTTTCTTTTTGAAATATTAATTGGTTTTGTAGCTAAATTTATCCATTCCTCTATATCAAAAGAAAAAACCACTTCTCTCGTTTTTAATTTGTTTATACTTATAGTCTTCTCTTTACCTATAGTATCTATAATGGATTTTTTTAAACTATTTTTATCTAAAACTCTTTCAAAAATATAAGAATCTTGATCAACAGGGATATTAAAATATGTTATAGAAAAAGTAAATAAAACATCCTTACTTCTTACCTCTTGAGAAACATAAGTAAGAAGTATATCTTCTTTAGATACTTTTATAGTTTTATTGTAATCTTTTACTTTAGGTATTTGAGAAAATACTTTACCATTATATATAAACATTATTCTTTATCTCCGAACAATTCTTTTAAACCTTTCATATTTTTTATGGTTATTAAATTATTTATTAATCTATATTTTTTTAACAATCTAAAATCTTTTTCTTCCATTTTAGACTGCAAAGATCTTTCAAATCTCTTTATTTCTGCATCTATCTTTTTTTCAGATTCTTTCATTTTGTCTGATTTATGATAAAATATTGGATCAAAAAAATCATCTTCTTTTATTTTTAGGATATAATCACTTATCTTATCTGAATCTTTTGGAGCTCCTGGCTTTAGCTCATATATCTTTTTTTCATCATCTGTTAATTTTTTACTTGCTCTTTCTTTAGACATCTTTCCTATTAAATCAGATTTCCTGTCTAACAATCTTCCTTTCACTAATGACAACTGATGTTTATACTCATCTACATATTTATTGTTTTTGTCATCTTTTATGTCGTCTATTATTTTTTCTCTCAAAGAAAACATTTCATATTCATCAGCAAATGTTTTATTTGTTATTTTTTCCCCGTTTACAGAAGTTGCTTTCTCTAGATTAGATAATATAGATTCTTTAGAATTTGAATTTATGTCAAGTTCATTTATTTTCTCTTCAATTTTCTCAAGCATATTTTGAATTCTTCTAAAATTACTAACATCATCGTAAGAATCATCAGAAGAAGACATTCCTCTCTTTGCTTCTTGAACTTCTACAACTCTTTGCCTTAAATTTTTTATATCTTCGTTTGAAACACCAGAACTACTTATTTTATCAATTAAATTTTTTAAATAAATATCAACATTTCTAATCTTACTCTTTAAAGCTACAAAATCAGAATCTTCAAATTTAGAAGATTTTAAGTTATATTTTTCAAATACCCTTCTTAAAGCCATAGAATTTACATTATTGCTATTAGTAATTTTTTCTAATTCTGATGCGCCTTTATATTTAGAGTTAACACCATAATATTCTTTATTTAAATCTACATAAGTATTTGATCTCATATTAAGAATTTTATTTTCTGCTCTTTTTTTTGCTCTTAAATATTCTTCTTTTGACATTCCAAAAACTTCTTTTGGATATATAGATTTAGATTTTTCTAAATTTGATTTTATTACTTGATAAGGTGCTAAAAAATTGTTTCTAAATGTTTTTATTTCTTTTTGAATAGCTCTACCATATTTCTTTTTTATATACTTTAAAGCTCTTTTTTGTTCCTTGGTTAATTTATAAACTGTTCCAGTCTCTTTGGAAGTTTTCCCTTTTTTAGCAATAGAAACTTCTTTTTTTGCTTTTTTAACAGCACTCTTTTCGGTTTTTCCTTCCTCTAAAACTTGTTCTTTTGAATAAATGAGATCTAAAGGAGTCTCAAAACACAAATAAGAAACTACTGGAGTAATAGGGACACCAAAACCTTCTGGCAAATCTTCTGCCGCCAGTTCTTTATTATTATAAAATTCTTCTACTAAAAGATTAAACAAGTCCATATATTACCTCTATCTATTAACTTTCCAAAAGGTTAACTGGAAAGCCCACCTTCTTATAAGTTCTCATTCTTTCTTCTGAATGTCTTGAGGTATATTTATTTCCATAGTCATAAAAATCATATACTATGGCTTCTTCTTTTCCTTCATCTTTTCTTAAGGCACGGCCCAATCTCTGAACTGTTTCTATTTTAGATTTACCTCCAGAAGCAACGATCAAAACACGTATTGCATTAATACTTATCCCTTCATTAAAAATATTAGAAGCAATAACATATTGCAAATCTCCACTTTCCATCCTATCAATAACATCTTTTCTAAAATCAGAATCTTTAGAACCATGAACAAATAAAGAACCTTCTATCATTTTTTCAAGTTCCAGTCCATGTTCTATATTTCTTACCAATATTAAAGTTGGTTGCTTATGCTTAAAAACTAAATCTCTTATTTTTTCATTTCTATCTCTATTGTGAATAATACATAGTTCATTAGCAGAATCCCAATCTAAAGTACCTATGCACTCATTATCTATAAAAGTTATATTAGGAAATGCTATTACATTATTTTCAAGTAATTCTTCTGCGTTTATTTCTTCTATTATTCCATATAAATGTTGTTTGACTTTCATAAAATCTACTTTATGATTTCCCTCGGGAGTAGCAGAAAAACCATAAAAAGCCTTTGCTTTTGATTTCATGAGATAATCTTGAAATGTGGTAGCACTTGCTCTATGACACTCATCTACAATAACTATATCAAAATCATTAGGTAAATCTTTAGCCATACCAATGGTACAAACATAAGAAGACTCTAAATCTACTTTTCCTTTTTTATCACTACCTCTATAAATTACTGAAAATCCTCCATCATTAAGTCTTTTCGCTGTTTGCTTTCCTAAATCTTGCTTATTAACTAATATTAAAGTTTTAAGATTTACTAATTTACAGAAAGCAAGCATTATTTCAGTATTGTGAGAAACAACAAAATCTCCAAGCATAAATCTTCCATCACCATCAAGAGTAAATCCAAAATATTCACCTTTTTCAATTTTTTCTATTTCAAAACCAAATTTAGTAGGGTCTTTTAGCTCAAATATTTTCTTTTCTTTTATTTTTGCTTGTTTTCTTTTTATTTTTGTAGGTATTTTATGCACATCACCAGAAATATATACAATATAATAAGTTCCAATAGTTCCATTTTGAGAACTTTTTTTTGTTTCTTTCATAGAAGCATAGAATCCTAAAGATTTCGTTAAAAACAGTACATCTTCACACAGTTGTTTATTTTTATTAGAAAATTCAAATTTATCATAACCATAATGGTATCCATCAGTATCAAGAAGCCCAGATAATAAATTAATTCTATTATTATAACTATCTATTAAATATTCTTTTGGTATATGTTTATTATTAATGAGATTTAATCTTTTAAATTCTTCTGTTATTGTATTTTTTTTCTTTTTATTTCCAGTTAAAGCATAATTATTTACTCTATCTTTTTGTTCATATATTGAAATACTTAAATCTTTAAAGTTTTTAACATAATCTTTTAAATAATAAATAATTTCCTCGTCTATTGACGTTATACATGGAGCATTACTTCTTCCATCACCAAGCCAAACCCCTAAAAAATAAGGCTCTAATAAATGTTTATTTTCCTCCCAGCATAATACTGGTTCCTGAAACAAACTGAAGACTCTTTTAAAATCTTTTGTTTGGTTTAAGTAATCCATTAAAGGAATGTCTATAATATCATTCTTTTTTATATTACTGTATAAATCTCTTGAAGCCTTTAACGTTAAAACATGGGAAGAATTTACAATATGACTTCCTTTTCCTTTTTTATATTTAATTTTATAAAGAATATCTATCCCATTAGTTACAGACAATACATTTCTAGGTTTAGAATCATATCCCATAATTATATCACCAATTTTTATGTCTTGAACTTTTTTTATAGATCCATTAAACATTAATATATCTGTGTCTTTTCCAAAACATTTTCCTGATGACGTGGTGGCTTTTATTATGCCACCATAAGATTTTAGCATCTTTTTTAATGCACGTATTTGATGGTCAACGTAAGTAAAGTTAGGGTTAAAATATTTCCTCAATTCTTCATCAGAATAATCTTTTCCTTGATATTCTAAAGATACTAACCTGTTATCAATATCTATTTTTATATTATTTTTCTTTATTGTTTTTAATACATCAACAAGCAAACCAGAAAAAAACACTATCTTGTTATCTATAAAATAGTAAAACTTTACTGATTCTATTTTCTTGTTATTGAATCTTTTTGACGGGTCGTTAGATTTAACAAATGCTTTTCTTTCATCTTTTAAAGTGAAAAAATTTTTAAATAAATCTATTACTTCTTTTGTTGGGTCTATTATACTGGAAATTTTGTTACTTATTATTAGTTTCATATATTCTTATAAAAAAAGCCGGCTATTAAACCGGCTTCAATAGGGTAAAGCCATTAGGCTTCTACATCTTGTATTACTTGACGAGAAATTTCATCCTCATCAACCTCTGTTAAATCATCTAAAATACTCGTTTCTTCTTGAAAGTCTTCGCTGTCATTCATGTCAGCTTCACCGTTAACCATTTCTTCAGCTTTTTCTTCTTTCATTTTAAGCTCGGTAGAATCAAGAATTTCTTGAAGCTTAATAATATTATTTTCTTCATCCTCTCTGAATAGTTTTATAAAATCCTTTTTATGGAACTTTTTATCTCCCCAAATACTTTCCATAGTATACCAGGTGCTACCTTGTATAATACTAAAATCTTTAAGAAGTTTAAACAATCCAGAATATCTAGTAACTCCAAGTTGAGAATCAATCATAAACTGTGCAGTTCTAAACTTTGTTCCAAATCTACTCTTTCTAACAAAACCTTTAAGCGTAGAATATTGTGTTCCAAGAGAAGTGTTTTTATTTGCCTTATCTGCTTTCTTCTCTTTATCAGAAATATCATCAGACTCTGCTGTATTAGAAAGTCTAACAATAAGAGAAGAGTTATAGAACACATTTTCTCCACCAACAGCAACATAAGGATCGTAAATATTACCAAAGTTTTGATATAGTTTGTTTGTATAAACAAAAGCTACTTTTGTTTTTTCAATAGTATTATCAAATGTCCTAAAGAAAACACCTATATCTTTAGCCCTGGCACCCATATCTTGAGTTCCGTTCATTTCTCTTACGCTTTGTATGTTAGCTATAGAGTCAAGTATTATAACAACTTTCTTATTTTTTAGAGTATTTGATAGAATAAAAGTATCCATCAATTGTTTTATTTGTAAAGTCGCTCCTTTTACATAAATATAGTCAGCAGTTTCCGATTTAGCAGGAACATCTTTGTCAGCAACCTCTTCTCTTTTGCCGGTTTTTTTAGCAATTTTATAAGAAGTAAAAGTGTGTGCTTTAAGTATTCTTACTTTACTTAAATCAACACCAGCAAACTCCATAAGCTCCTGTGAACTTCCTCCACCTTCTGTTTCTATGATTATAGCCAAATCAATTTTTGGGTCTCTCAACATAGAAAGAGCCAATAAAGATTTACCAGTAGAACCAAGTCCTTCAAGGCCAGTAACTCTTCCTGCTGGAACTCCACCTTTCAAGTTTTTTGACATAATATAATTAAGGGCATAATTTCCTATATCATAAAATGTATCAACTTTACTATTTTCTTTTGATGGATTTATTATATCTCCACCGAATATTTCATCTAATTCATCTAATTTTACTTTTGCCATATATTCTCCAAGTTAAAAGCCCCTTTTCAGGGGCTATTTTTTTACTCTGCAGAAAGTTCCGCAAGCAAATCTTCCAAATCATCAGAACCACCATCATCATCTGAAGATACATCCACATCATCAAAATCAGCCATAGGAATATCATGACTTTCATCAAATTTCTTTGTATGTGTTTTCTCTACAGGTGCCTTTGGTGTAGGTGCAGATGAATAAAAACCATCATCCTCAACAGAACCCCTGGCAATCTCTCTAACAACATTATCAAATTCTTCTGAACTCTTAAATGCTATCAAACTATGATAAGGTTTCTTAACTGCCTCTTGAAGAATAGCAACCACCTTTTCAGTTTCTGGATAAATTGGAGTTTCCTTTGGAGAAAGTTGAGAAGAACTATAATCTGTCTGAACACCTGTTCCGTTCTTGATTATAATTAAATCTCTTCCTTTTGTAGGATGAACTACAGAACCCCATTCTCCAGATGAAATGTTATCCATAAGCATCTTGTGAATTTTCTGTGGAAGTTCATAGAAGAAAATTTTTCCTTCGCTCTCTTCTTCGCCACGAACAATAATCCTTACTACATGTCTTGTCTTTCCAGAAATCCTTCTTGCCAAAGCATCTGATTCTGAATCTCCACCTTCTCCAAGTTTATAAAGTTTCTTTGCAAGATTACAAAGCGGACAGTTTTCTGCAACATGCTCTTGCCCATCTTTATCTACCTGAGTCTGATTAATACATTCATAAGGAATTTTATTTACCCAGTGAACTCTGTGAGTAAAGTAGAAAAGTTTTTCTCCATTAGGTTTTAGAGGAGGAAGAATCCTAATAATAGTCTTATTCTTTGTAGGTCTCCAAAACTTTTTTGTCTCTACATCGGAAATAGCTCCCAACATTTCTTTCTCATTGAAAAAATCATCCATTACATTTGTACTCATTTTACGTCTCCTTGTGCGTTTTACGCTTCTAACTAATAATACATTTTTTTTACATTTTTGTCAATTAACAATTGACGTTTTATTTTTATCAGTGTCTTTTACAGAAAGAGTAGCTTCTATTCCCCAAACTCCATCTTCCGATAGATAAGGAGATCCTGTAGCTGTATAAACTACTTTATCAAATCTATCTAAAAGGAATGTATCTCCTTCCTTCAAAAACTTGAATTTTGTTTCAACTAAAGAATCGCCTACGAATTTTTCTACTTTTCTGCTATCCATACTTTATTATATCAATTTTTTACTTTTTTGTCAATCATTTTTTAAATACCTTCTTAATTGTTTCAAGTAAAAATAAAAATCAGAAGATTCCATTGCATAACATTCTTCCATACTAAACCCATTCTTCACTAAATAAAAAATAGAAGATTTTATTTGGTAAACATTACTCTCCGGAAAAACGAAAAAGATCATCCGTTATCGGGATGCCACCTCCTATAACAGTACTACAGTTTGGACAAGTAATATTATCCATTACTTTACTTAATCCATTATCAAAAGTAGATTTTTCCGTAAGAACATGCCTATCTCTAGTTGGTAAAGAAGAATAAAATTCTTCCCAATCTTCTTTTGGAACTTCTTGTCCTTTATCTGTTATTATAGCTGCCGTTCTTATAGAAAACATTTTAGAAATTCCACTGAAAGAATCTTTTTCTGAAAATGGAATGTTCTTTTGAACATCTTCAAATTCTTTCAAATGCTTTACCCTTGGTAAAAATAATAAAATTGAATATTTACTTATTGGCAAATCAATTTTGTAAGGATCTTTTAAGAAATCAGGAACTTCAGTAAATTTTAATTCTGAAATTTTGAACCCTGCCTCAAAATCTGTTAAACAATAAGGACATTGAACTTGAAATTTATGTTCGTCTTCATAAGAAATTTTCTTTAAATAAAATAATAAATAAGGATAATCATATAGAAGTAAATCTTCTGATTTTACATTAGATTCTATACAATTATCTAAAGCCAATAAAGTAGCAGTTCCATCTTCAATATACCTTCTTGTAGACATTATCTCTTCTTCTCTTAATGTCATTGGGGATATTTTTATTTTACCTTTAGATAGTTCAGGATCATTTTGATCATAAAATTTTCCTCCTGAAGGTAAATCTATTATTGAAGATTCTACAAATTTAAACTTACTTACTTTATTAGTAGCTACTGGTTCTGGTTTTTTTTGAACTTCTCTTGCTTTTTCTATAGCTTTAAGAATAGCACTATTTTCTTCAGTGTTTGTTAGATTTTTAATTTTAGAAGGATCAATAACCTGTTCTAATTTTTCTTCCATATTTTCCTCTTTAATATATACGTTTTCTATTTTATACTTTAAATTTTTTGAAAAAAAGTGAAACTTTTTTGAAAAAAACAGCAATGCGAAGCATTGTGCGTTTGAGCGTACTCGCTCAAACTAAGTAAAGGCAGCTTACTTTTACTAGTTTTTTCTTAAAATGGCTTTTTGTAAAAAAGCAGACCTCCACGAAAAAAACTTTTTTATTCCTTTTTTTCCTTTTCTGTATGCTTCCGTTTCTCTCGGTGCGGGAACTCCACTTTAGTTTCGTTTGTCCCGCACCGAGTGAGGAAACCACTTTACTGGATTAAGTTTTATATTTTTTTAACTTACTTTACTTCTTAAACTTGCTAACTTTACTCTTGGTTTTGCTTCTTTCTTCTGTTTAATGTCTTTTCTCGCTTTTTCAAGTTCTTTTACCTTTCTTAACTTTTTCAGGTTCTTTCTGGTTTTCTTTAATATGATCTATGTAAGTGATGAGAAGCGATTTTTTTTGGCTTTACTTTTAAAGCATTTTTGAGACCATTTACTGTTTGAGAATGAAAAGATACATAAGAGGGATACTTATGTTAATACTAGAAGAAAAAAGAAGTGAAATAATACACCCAATAAAAATTGGAGAATATAAAGTTCTAAACAAAAGAGATAGTTATAGTTTATTTGCTAAATATGCTAAAAACAGATCTTTTATGACAAATTTAAATAAAGGAAATTCTCAATTTAATGCACAAAGAAAACAAGTTGGATTAGATTATTTAGACCAAAAAAAGTTTTTTGGTCCTTCACAAAGACATATAGTTGCTTTTAAAGAAAAAGAAAAAGACTGGAATTTTATAATGGCTACTACTAGAGGTTCTTTAAAAATAATAAGTAGTTATGGAAATACAGTAAGATATTTGGATTCAAATATTAGTGATAGTAATTTACCTATTGAAGTCCTTAAATTTATTAAAAAAGAGCTTGGAGATATTGTAAAAGTAAAACAAATAAAAGATAAAAGTGTTGGCGAAAAATATATGCCTCTACATAATAATAGAGATAAGTATCAATCTTTAAAAGCAATACATATTATAACAAGAAAAATTTCAGAAGCTGTAAAAAGTCGTTCTTTTGATAAACCTGTTTATGTAGAAGTTCCACTGCAAGATAAAAAAATAAAAGTGAGAATAACTCTTTTAGAAGGGTATAAAGTAGCCCTTGATTATGAGCATAAAGGAAAATATGTTCAGGAAGATATATACGGAATATTCGGAGATTACTTAACAAACCCCAATAGGGAAAAATCTATAAAAGAAATATATGATGCAAAAAATCAGATAAAAAGAATTTATAATAGGAAAATAAGATGATAAATTTTGACCTATTAGTGGAAGAATTAAAAGACATAGATAAATTCCCACATAATGTTCATTATACTAATGAAGATAATTTAGTATCTATTTTAAGAGATGGGTATTTAAAAGGGTCAATATACTCTTTTACTTTAAAAAAAAGTTCAGAAATATCCACTTTAAGAAGAAGTGAAGACAGAAGAATAAAAGCTTTAAAGAAAAAAGATCCAGAGAAATATAAAGAAAAAATGGAAGAACTATCTGAAAATATAGGTAATGTAAAAATTTATTTATTTACAGATAGAATAAAAAGTGGAGCAAGAGGTATTAAAAAATATCCTATTGCAGAATATAATATTGCAGATAGAAAATTTATAAATGAACACTTTAAAGTACTATTTGAAAAGTATCAAATTTATCAAAATAATAAAGGTGTAGAGCTAAAAGATTTCCAAAAAGATTTAGAAGGATTTATAAATAATATACTAAAAAACAAGAAAGGAAAAATAGAAACAAAAAAATCATTTATGTATAGTAATGAAGATCCTGATATGATAAAAATAAAGAAATACTTAAAAGATAAATATAAAGTAGAGGAAGAAATTGTAGAAAAAGTTATATATTTTTTACGTAGTATTTTTAATTCATTAGTGAAATTAAAAAATCTTCATTCGCAAAGGGAATCAGAAGAAAGATTTCACTATAATGATAACAAAACAAAAGGAATACCAGTAAAGAAAGAATTTATGAAAATACGATTTCTTAAATTTTATAGTCTTGAAACGAGCACATATGAAAAACTTTACCCATATATGATTAAAAGACCAGAACTTTTTGTAAAAGATAAAATTTTTGATAAAATAATAAAAGATGTAAACAGAAAAAAAGAAATGGACAAATGGCTTGAAGGTAATAAATAAGGAGATATAGATATATGTTATTAAATGAAAGTGGTATAAGATTACCAAAAGGTGCAAAATCAGCAAAAGTATTAGCACATAGCGATATGGATGGATTTATGTCTGCCTTATTAACTGTAAATCAACTTGAAAAACAAGGAATACCAAAAGACAGAATAGACGTTCAGTGGGTACAATATGGAGATTCTGATTTGCTAGATAAAGCCACAAGGAAGAATAGGCACCAGGCAGTACTGTCAGTGGACTTTTCAGCTTTTCCGGTAGCAGACCTAGAGTATTTATATAATATTTTAGCAAGAAGCTCTGGTGGCGTTAAAGAAGGGTTTGCTACCAAATATAGTAAAACTTTTGATAAATTTAAGAGAGTTTATTTAGATAAAGGTAGAACCCCTTCATCTAAAGAAGTAGCAGAATTTATAGAAAGAGAAGTAGGTCCAGATGCTGATATCTTAAAAAACAGAGAAAAAGTAGATACTCAACTTACTACATTTATGAAAGGATTAAAAAATTATAAACCTGGTGATGATTTAAATAAAGTAAAAATAGCAGATTTGGATTACGCATCAGACCACCACGACAATACAAAAGGTGATTTGACAAAAGGTAAGGCTGGTAATATAGGAAAAACAAGTTTTAAATCAGATACAGAACATATTGCAACTGTTTCTGCTCAAAATATGATGAACTGGGAAGACGTAAAAGAAATTAGTGTAGTAGATAGCGCAACATATAAAGATGTGGAAAATACTATCTCTATGTCTAAAAATTTAAAAGGAAAAGGAAGAAAAGAACGATTAGCAGTTATGATTAATGCAATGGTTACTACTATTATCAAATCTAACAAAGCCATAGCTACTAAACTAGTAAAAGAAACAGCACCCAGCCTTATTTCAGTATATAATAATGCTTTAAGGATAAGTAAATTAAACGATAATCAACTTAAGATTTTTAGCCAGTTAAAAAAAGAAGAACCAGATTGGGAAATGATTGAAGAATTATCTAAAGGATTTACTCCTAGTGAAAAAAAGAAAATGTTAAGAAGTGGGGCGAGTAAATATGTAAAACCAGTTTCTTCTTTAGATCAAATGAGAAAGAAAGATTTAGAAAGCAAAGAAGGAAACGTAAGTGGAGAAAGAAAAGATTTTACTGTTCATGGAAATGTATTAGTACAAAAAGCACAATCTATAAAAGCAAATCCTCCAAGGTATTTAGGTGGGTTGGTTTCAAAGGAAGGAAAAAAATTTCCATTTATTATAAAAGAATATCCATTCTTAATACAAATACAAGGAAATGCAGAGCTTCCACCTGAAATAAAGAAACAAGTTGATTTAGGTGACATAGCAAAAAGAGCAGTTGATGCTGCTGAAAGAAAATATGGTTCTTTTAGTAATAAGTGGGCTTGGGATATTATTAGAAAAGAAAGTGGTGGTCACAAAACCATTTGGAATATTTCTGGTCTTACTACTTTAGGTGCAGCATCCATGTCAGGAGCTGAAAGAGCAGAGACAAAATATCTTAAAGATTATAAAAGTAGAGTATCTGCTACGAAACGCAAAAAAGATGTAAAGAAAAATCTTATGGCAAACAAAGAAGGTAGGCTTAAAGAACTTGAAGGAAAGAAAGAAGAGGGAACTTTAAGAAAGGATGCTATAGAATTTATAAAATCCTTTGTAATAAAAGAACTTAATGAAAAATATAAAGATGTAGTTATCCCGCAAGACAGGGAAGATTACGAAATGAAATAAAAAAAGGAGGGTTTAAACCCTCCTTTTTTAGTAAAGATATGTATATGAATAATCTAGAAAAAAACTTTTTTCTTTTAATAGAAGAAACAGAAGTAAAAAGCAAAACAGCAAGAGAAAGCCTTAAAGAATATTTAAGAAAGTATCTGTATAACAATAAAGAAGAACAACTTTTAACACAAATTAGAAGAATCGGAAAAACAAATTTTTTAAAAGAATTTTATAAAAGTGATGGAAGAAAAGAGTTTTTTAAAGCACTGGATGAACTAAAGAAAGAAAAAGTTTTGCCAGAAGAAAAAATAGAAGAATTTGAAAATAAATATAGAAGTATATCTAGAATAAGAACAACTCAAACTTCAGAAGGGTATAATAGGTTTTTAGATTTTTTAGCAAAAATTAAAGAAAGCGGTAATATGGAAGAGTTATATAAAATAGCAAGAAAGAATACGCTATCAATTGAATTTAATTTAGAAAGAAGTCAAGAAAAAAGAGGACTGGAAAGATTTTTTTCTAAACAAGAAATAGAAAAAATAAGAAGTTTATACCCTAAATTACACAATACAAGCATTAATGAAAATAATTTTTTCAATGAAGTAGAAAAATATTTAAAAGAAAATTATCCAGGAGAATATATATTAGAAAAAAATAAAATATTAGGAGAAATAAAATATAAAAATAATTCAGGAAAAACAGTAATCAGTAAAGCTGATGCCGATTTATATTTAGAGGTTCCTGGTCAAAAAATAGCTGTTTTATGGGATGGAAGATTTCATTTAGAGCCAATGAGAGAAAACAATAAAAAAGATATAGAGCAATTTAAAAAAGCAAATGAATTTGCTTTAAAAAAAATAGAATTTTTTAATAATCTTGGTATAAAAATAATAATAGTAGAAGACCCTAAAGGATATGTAAAGACAAAAGAAAATGAGCTATCACTACCAAAAATTACTGCTTCAATGTTTATTTTTAATCTAAAAAATGGATCTTTAAGAAGATTTTTCGTTAATGAAAAATATAAAAAAGAAATAAACAAAAGGATTAATAAATATACATGAATATAGTTAGTTGGGTAGTAAATCGTGTAAGAACCTTGGGAAGTAGGTTTTCTTACATGGCGAGCAGAGCATTTGGAACTCTTTATTATGGAACTATGGTTTCTTTTACTTATTTAAATTTTAAACATGATCCAACTCCTATGATTTTTGTCATGTATTCTGGAATGAGATATACTCACGGTATAAACCTTCATTATATGAGTAATGACGATAAGATGTGGTTTGGTAGAATGATATATCTTCTTAAAAAAGGAAATCAAGTAATAGATGGAAGGACATTATATCAAATGATAAAAATGCAAAGACCATCTATTATAAAAAGATGCTATAGGATGTATTTCACACAGTTTATTCAAAATCCAAGAATGGTTAGTGCTGGTTTTACCGCATTAGGTAAATTACAATATCAATCAGAAGATCCATTTATACAAGCGTTAAACGCTCAACTTACCCCAGAATATATTAATAGGTCAAATGTTCGTATTTCTTATTATCCGGAAGAGTTAAAAGATAGGATTATTATGGCACAGCAAGCTATACCTATACAATCTGGAACAAGGAGTGCTACTACTCCAATACAATCAGCAACTCAAGGCCAGGATAATCAATTATAAAAAAGAGGAGATTTAAATCTCCTCTTTTTATTTTTAGTAATTTTGTGGATTACCGCCAGTAGTATAAGTAATAGAACCACCAACACTATCTATATTTGTTTCCATTGTATCGGTAGTATAGAACGAAGGTATAAAGACTGGTTCAAAATGAACTGCCAAAGCATCATATAAATCTTTTGCTTCTTCCCTTGAATATTCTACTTCATTTATTACAAAACTATCGTTTTTTGCAATCCATTTTACTTCTGTTTTCATATTTTCCTCTTTTATGGCGATGTATAATTAAATGTTATAGTAGTCTCATATGTATCGGGTGAAGCAACTTCATAGTATTCAGAAGTTATTTCAAACCGGAACGGATAGTTATATATCCTTAATCCACTGCCACCAGGAATAGTTCTAGTTATAGTAGTAGAAGCAGTACTAGATGAAGTTGAAGAATATGTAGTATTACTTCCTGCCACTAACATATTTACATTAAATTTAAGTTCGTTAGTACTATAATAAGTTGTACCATTCATGTTGTCAAAAGAAATAGATAAAGTTGTATCATTTTTTTGATTAGTTCTTATAGCTAAATAATAAGTGTCAGAAACTATTGAACTAGTGCTAGAAAAATCTATTGTTCCTAAATCTACTTCTGAAACTACGCCAGTTGTAGGTAAAGCAGCTTTAGAGGTAATAGCACTTGGATAAACCCCTATTTCACTTACTCCATTTACAGTAGTTTTTAATAGAATATTTGTGTCATCCAAACTAACCCCAAATACCATTCCACCAAACATTATGGCTACAATCATAAGCATAGCCATCATTTTTTTTATATTTTTCATAAATCCTCCTCTTTGAAAAAATATGGGAGGAATTTAAATGTTATCCTTTTCATCCAAAACTACGTTTGATTTTTACCATCTACATCCTCCTCTTTTATTATATAAGTATCATTAACTTTACTGATATAGTATATTCTATTTTTATATTTTTGTCAAGAGAAATATTACTGGCAAACCTTTTCCAGGAAAAGATAAACGTATGGCAAACTACAAAATTTTACATGAAGATTTATCTCAATACAAATTTTACTGGTATGAAGGTTTTCTAGGAATAGTAGCTGGAATAAGTGGACATAATAACTATATAAAAAATACCGTAGAGGTATTTAATAAATCATTAGATGAATATAAATCTAACTGGATTAATAAATCTTATTCGGAATCTATTGGAATAAGAAATGAAATACTTAATAGGGATGACTTCTTAAATGAATTTTACCCCTATGGAGTGAATAATTATAATCCCTCATCAATGCTTAAAGTTTTTGGAGACGATTTTTTATCTGAACCGAATAAATATAAAGATTTAATAATAAGATTATTGTATTTTTCTATTTATAATGTAGATTCTATAAATTTTGATACATATAATAATTTTGATGAAGTCATATACCCTACTTTTTCTTGTTTTGATTATTTTTCTACATTAAGTTCTTCACAAGAATATATAGATGCATCAACAACAGTTGAAAAAACGACTGTAATAGAAAATCATATATATGATTTCTTTGATGAAATATCTGCAAAAATAGATATTAAATTTGATTCTTTAAAAATACATTTTGAAGATCCATTTACACTTGTTCCCTCTGTCAACTTAAGTAAATATAAATTTTTTTATGATACCACAGAAACAGATAATACTTCTTTTAATACTATAAAAAATTTAGTATCTGTTTTCAAATCAACTGCTGTAAAATTTGAAAAAGAAATAACAGAAAATAACATAGAAAGTTATAAAAGTATATATTCTAATAGGATAATAGATGAGCCAGAAGATTTTTCTATTTTTCTGCAATCTGATAATGTATCTGGATATATTTCCAGAAATAAATTAGCATTAAGAATTCTATGGCATTCTTTTATTAATATAAAAGAAGAATTTGTTTTAAATACTTTCAATAGATTTGACTGTTATTTAGAAGTAATAGGCGACTCTAGCACAAGTGAAGAAAAACTAGGCAAAATAGAAGCTGATTTATTAAGTAATACAGGATTATTTTTTCATGAGTTCAAAGAAGATATATTTGAATATTTTGAGTCTTTAATTCCTATAACAGAAGATGAATATAAAATTAAATTAAGTGATAATATATCAGATAGTTTAAATACTTTTGTAAGTAAAACATTAAGCCCAGATTATTTTCAAGAGGAAGTTGACTTTTTTAAGAAAATAGTTAATGATTATAAAAAAGCAAAAGATGAATATATAAATATAAGACTAACGGCTTATGGTAAACGTTCAGATAAATCTAAAGACATAGAACCGAGTGAAGCAAGAAATATATTAGTAAATATATTAAATAAAGAATTCCTTCCTGGCGATGATGGTATATCTATGTTTGGAGTTAATCCTTCAAATGAAGATCCAAACTTTGGAAGTGAAGAGTATCAATCACTAGCGAGTAAATACATATATTACATATCTTTTGCCCCTTTATTGCAAGAAGAAAAACCAAGAAGAGATTATAAATATTCTACAAGTTTTTATAGTAATTATTATAGTACTATAGTAAATGAAGATGAAGAAAGTTTTTATGACGAGAATAATTATAAAGAAAAATTCTATAGAGTTTTTGAAATTTTAAGTCGTGCAATAGAAATAGACTTCAAAACAGATTATGATAAAGTCAAAAAAGACTATGA